GGATCGGGGACCTTCTCTGGCTCAGCCAGACCGTATTCACGCAGTCTCGGAAGGTTCCGAGCGTCCGCAGCATACTCAGCAAATCTAAGCGGGTCATTGTCGAACTCTCCACGCACCTTGGCAGGAAGACGCATAAACGCCTCATCGGCGGCCATCATCATAGACATGGCCTCCTGCAAATTGTTAGGCACCGCAGTGAAATCGACATAATTCTCGACCGGAGGCGCAAAAGGCCAACCACCGGGCGTATTCTCATAACGCTGCATGATAGCGTTAACATCGCACTCCTCTTGAAACTCCCCTCGCGTCATAGAGGGGATAACCTCACCAGTCTGAGGATGGACCGAACAGTCCAAACCCACATCAACACGCTCACCATACATCATGGTAAGCTCGATCGTACCATTCTTAGCCACGGGACCTCCTTAATTGCCGATATTCCATCGGCTGTTGAAGTTATGAGTATCAACCTCATTACCGCCAACCCAACCTTGGGAACGCGCACTATTGCGCCCAACGTTAAACTTTATCGGCGGTATCAACTTGTACACATCCTGGGCAGCTTTCGCAGTAGGAGCCAGGATCGACTTAAGAGCACTATCCACGTACGGACGCTCTTTCTCAGCAGTAATACGCTGGTTCTCACTCTCAGCCACATGATTGGCCAAAATCTTCGACTGAGCCTCAGCGCCCTTAATCTCCGACATCGTCTTAGAAGTCTCAGCGGCCTGACGATTAGCATCCGCAGAGTTTTTATCAGCACCCGTAGTAAGGTGCTCACGCTGGGCCGACAGCACACCAAGCTCCTCTTTAAGCTTAGCACCCTGCATAGCAGAGGACAAACCAGCACCAAGCACATCAGAAACCGGCGCGGCCGAAGCCGAAGCCGACGCACCCGAAGGAACAGAAGTATTGACACCAGCGGCCATCATCGGATTGAGGCCCGCAGCCTTCATATCCGCAGTAGCAGTCTGGTAAGCAGTCGAACGCATACGCTCTTGGAAATTCATCTGGTTCTGGGCCATCTGCGCATTGAACTGCTGAGCCTGTTCCTGACGCTCACCAGCAAAGTAATTATTGAGCAGACCGCCACCGATACCAATGATCCCGGAAATAGGGTCCATCAGTTAAAACCTATCGATGTTTCCAGGCACCGAATACACGGGCATTGGTCGAGCGCACGATAACTGAAAATAGCCATCCAGTAGGAAGTGGGGCTCAGACGGCACGGCGACAACCCTGCTGATCGGAGGAGCCTCCACGATAAAGGCCGCGTTAAGGAGCGGTAGAGTGGTGAACTTCTGAGCCAAATGCCAGTAATCGAGGGGCGTAGAGGCTGTAGAGCGGAACTGGCCCGTAATGAGAGAGGGCTTATAACGATACTCGGCATAGCGTTCCTGATAGCCAAAGACGAGCGGATCGTTTGCGTCACCATTGCAGTAAATCTCCTGATTGAGCACCGCCTGCTCACCGATCTGAGCAAGCGCAGGCCAGTAGAAATCGAACCGGGTCTGACGAGACCACATACGGTTAAGACCCTGCTGGTAATTCATATCAGCACGCACAGAAACCAAACCAATAAGCACACCGTGCTCAGTAAAGGACTTAGTAAAGCCAGAACGATGAGACATCGTACCAAACCCCGACAAATTGCCTTGCGGGGTCGTAGAACCTGACGCACCGGACCCGGCCGTCTGCGCGACCGTATTGACGTTAATGGCAGTAGAACCGCCACCGAGATACTCGGATCGCTGCAATCGAGCATCAGGAGAGGTGACACCGAAATGCGCCTGGATGAGTTCCGTGTAACGCGTTCCACCACGAGCATCCCTTTCATAGATTTTCTGTATCTGAAAGGCTTGGCGCAGTTGATTGATCGTCGCAGCAGTCGCAGACGTCAAATCAGCAAACACCTGCGGCCGGTTAGTATTAGATGCAACAGCATTCGTTTGCATCTGAACATAGGTATCGACAACCGCAGTACGGACACCAGGACTTCCCACAAAGTCAGAGCCGCTATTAACGGCAAACACACTAGCAGGAGTAGCAGCAGCAGCACTATTAACGCCGATACCGATACCCTTAACAGGAGCAACACCACCCAAAGGGATATTGACCGCAGGACCTTTCTGAGGCCACGGAAGACACGACGTAAAGTAATCATGGCGTTTACCACGCTTAAGCATGACATAGTTCGTAACCGTATCGGGACCGTCACCCATGTCCACGACAACGGAATTTTGCAAGTTCTGATCCCGGAACCACTGGTTCCAGATGAGATTATAAGCACGAGTATGCAAAACGTTATGCTTGTAACCAGCGACTTTGATTTGCAAACCCATGTAGTCTTGCAACGACAACTCAGCATAGCCACCAACCGGTGACGTAGATTGAGGGACGAGATACGACACACTATCAGAGGGATTGTCCTGCTCACCGAAGAACCTCTTGAAATTGTTCCACACGAGCCGATTGGGCACGAAAAACCAGAACGTGTCCATATAGACATTATCCATAAACGGCTTGATGGGCGTAGCCATCCGACCGAAGAACGTAGCGTTCATAGAGAACGTATCACCGGGCAAAACCTCATCACAATAGATCGGAACGAGATCACCTTCATTGAAGGTAGTCTTAACACCGTGAGACCGATCAAAACGAGACCGGGGAATATCAGCACGAGGCACCTGCGCAAACACGTGCTGCATTACCGAACGACCTGTTCCAGCCATAGACTTGGTTCCCTTCAAACCATAATCCGCAGTTCCCGAGCGATATTGCCGGGCATCCTGCACCACACAGTGGCCGACCTAAGCCCAAGCGGGCTTAGCTCGACCAAACGGCCCAAAGGCCCCCTCCGGGGACCTTCGGCCCGTATCAAGAAAGCGGACTTCCGATAACCGAAGCCGCATAGAGAGCACGTCAAAACGCGACACAACGACTTGACGACACACCTATAAGCAACTAAACAACAAGGGCCAGTAGAGTACCGCAACCGTAAACTAGAGCGAGACATCAAAAATGGCCCTACAGCTCACGCAAGACGAGCGAATGCTCGTAAAAGAAGCGCTGGACGCGCAAATGGCCTCCATGGACCGGCAGGCCAACACCAAGGGACGAACCAAAACGATGCAGGAGGTATTCTGGGCACACAAGAAAGTGCTCCAGGACCTGCAAACCAAGATCATCGAGAGCAAGTAAAAAGGGGGGCGCAAGCCCCCCTTCCTCATTTAAGCAACCTCTTGGAACTGTAAGCCATCAACAAGCTTACGAGGCGAGACCTCAGGCACAATCTCGCCAATCTGATCATCGAACGCACCAAGCACGAACAACGAATAATCTGCCAGATGCGCGCGAAACGGCATCTTATCATCCTTACACGCATCAGAGAAGCCACGCATAGCCTCGCCTTCCGAGCGAGAGAAAAACGGCTGCATAAACGCGCCGATCGCCTGATCGCGAACCGCACAAATCAGCATCTTCATGTCTTATTCCTTCTCTTCTCAGCCAGATTAAGGACAGTGACCCTGTTCTTAACCGCACGACGTGCAGAAGACGCCTCATGCTTACGAACCTTAAACGGGATAGAGAGAGCCTTCTCACGACGCTTCAACTTTAAGACCTCCATCCGCTTAGGGTCAATAGCCTCAAGCTTTTTATCGTAGAAACGCGGGGGACGGACCTCACGACCATTCATCACAACACTGTCGTGCGCATAGACTTCCGCGCCATACTTATCAAAATACGCCTGACCGATACCCGGCCGATTAGAACTCCTATTGTACTCAGGGGCCAACTTATGGATTACACCATCAGCATCGACCCAACTATACCATTCTTCCGCCTTATCACCGGTCACCTTATCAACGACATAACGCGCCACATACGCACACGTCTGAAAATTAACTTCGGCAAATACAACAAACCCTTTGCCCCAAATACGCTCATAATCCGCACTAGTATAAAGCGGCATAGTCCGCGCCTTATCCGCAAACTTGTAAAACCTCCTATCCTTCACCTCATGACCATACAGGATCATGTGATAATGGGGACGCCCATTATCCTCACCATACTCACCAGCCATATAAAAGCGAAACGAACCTTTCTCTTTACGCAATCTCTTACAGAACAACTGGAAATCCCGATGGTGCAAACTACCATCAGAAGGCAAACTCTCATTATTGTAAGACAACGTAACAAACCACGACCACTTGTGAAAACGCTTCTCATGCATACACCGCATCGCCCATTGCCTCGAACGCTCCAACCGACATTCGGCGCACTGAGAACACGGCAACTGAAACGGCACACCTGAAAAAGACTCGTTACGATTGAACGTAACGAGCCTCTTGCCACTCGGACCAAACTTCGTCGACCAATACGCAGTCAACGGCGACGTACACGCCACAACTACAACCGGATTCCGCCACGCATCGGAACACGCTTCGGCGCCGGCACATTCTTCCGGTGCGTCTTAACCGCATGTTTCGTGAAATGACGGCGGGACTTGGCAGGAGCCATCCGCGACCTCTTAGCCATACCAGGATCCTTTCCTTCTCGATCGAAGCACCAACCGGTGTCACCTAGCACAGT